ACACTTGGTATTACTTAGAGGGCAATGAAATGAAGAGGCCTTGGGATGAATAATCCTTACAAGATAGAAGGACCGGCTCTGATTAGTTTCAGTGGTGGTAGAACATCAGGCTTCATGTTGTGGAATATTATCCAAGCCCATGGTGGCACACTGCCTGAAGATATATATATCACCTTTGCTAACACAGGCAAGGAAGCCCCGGAGACACTCGACTTTGTGCATGAGATAGGGCAGAAGTGGGGCGTGAAGATACATTGGCTAGAGTATGACGGTAGGATTCAAAAGGAAAACTCAAAGAACTATCAGTATTTTTGGAAAGAGGTTGATTACGCTACAGCTAGCAGGAATGGTGAGCCTTTTGCAAAGCTAATTGAGGATGTAGGTTGCTTGCCAAACCCTCTCAACAGAATGTGCAGCGGCCAAATGAAGATACGGACAATTAATAGGTTCTTGCAGACGCAGGGATTTAATTCTCCTTATCAAGCAATGATTGGCATACGGGCAGATGAAGAGAGAAGGGCTAGAAAATTAATTGGCTCTGTTTCTGAAGGTTCAGAGAAGATGCTACCACTTTATGAAGATGGTATATCTAAGGAGGATGTAGGTGAATTCTGGAAAGAACAATCGTTTGATTTGGACCTACCAAATAACAACGGAGTTACTGACTGGGGTAATTGTGACCTATGTTTTTTGAAAGGCAGGTCTAAAAGGTTATCAATTATGCAACAAAGGCCAGATTTAGCTGATTGGTGGATAGAGCAAGAAAACAAGCAGAATGACTATTTTAACAGGCTTGAGTTGGGTTATGAGCAGATAAGAATCATTGCAACTGATCAGCAAGGCTTTGATTTTGGTGACGATGATTCAATTTCGTGTTTTTGCGGAGACTAAAATCGGCAAAAGGTAGGGTAAGTTTTGCCGTAAAAAATGGAGAGAGATATGAACAAGATAGATTTGACAGATGAAGAGCTACTAAGTTTCATTGGCAAGCAGGAATCACAAGAAGTAGGGAGCTTTGACACCTACGGAGAAAGACTGCTAGAGCATATCAGTAAGGGGCATGGTTTAGTGGGTGATAAGCTTCCCTGGTTCAAGACGCACAACGCTGTAAGGCTAGGTCAAGCACAGCTTAGTATTTGGTCAGGTATCAATGGTCATGGTAAAACAGCCTTGTTATCTTGCGTAATGACTTGGTTATTAGCTAGAGGTAGACGGGTTCTCATAGCAAGTATGGAAATGAAGCCTGAGGAGACATTGCTTTGGATGAGTAGTCAGGCAGCTGGATGTAAGCCATCTAAAGAGTTTGCTATAGAATGGCTTAACAGAAGCTCAGAGAATGGGTACATATATGATTGCTTAGATAAGGTCCCACAAGAACGGGTATTAGGCTTAGTACACTACGCTGGCTCTGAACTGGACATAGACCACTTGGTAATAGATAGTCTGACCATGTGTGGCGTAGGCCGAGAAGATTATGGTATGCAGGCTGAGTTTGTAAATCAGTTAAGGGCCGCAGCCAAGATGCACAATCTTCACATTCATTTAGTTTGCCATATGAGAAAGGGATCAGATGAAACTGAAGCTGGTAATAAGTTTAGTATTCGCGGTGCTGGAGAAATAAGTGACTTGGCAGATAAAGTTTTTATAGTCCATCGTAACAAAGCCAAAGAATCACAAATCCAATTACGTGACAATGATCACCCTTTTGATCAGGATTTGATAGACCAGCCTGATGTCTTTCTACGTTGCGTAAAGAATAGACAAGATGGTACTGACTTTAATCTTGGTCTTTATTATCAAAAGGATTCTTTCCAATTTACCTCGTTTGAGGGTCGAGCGATGCCACTTGAAGCCAATACGGTGGATTTATGAATAAGGACATACAGAGAAGGGTCTTAGATATGTGGATAAATAAGAATATGTCAGTCTATGATATAGCTGATTATGTCGGCATATCACATAAAAAAATATTGAAATATATCGTTAATCTGAAGGAAAAACCTTTGTCTGATGCTGAATTATCGTGTACTAGCTGTACGCCAGGATTTCTAGAATACCTCAAAGAGCAAGGTTATGAAGATTGAAATAGACAACAGAGGCCAAACACTGGCCAAGATTGTCAATAGTGAATGGCCAGATTCAAATGACGGCTGGATCGTTACCATTGAACCTAAGTCAAAAGCCGAAAAGCCTAAGACTAAGGCACAAAGAGACAGTTTTCATGTTTGGCTGCGATTGCTCGCCGATGAGTTAAATGACGGTGGCTTTGATCAGAGAATAGTGTTTGAGGCTCTTAGAGAAGGTGTTGAGCGACCTTGGACCTTAGAAACTTGCAAAGAGAATCTTTGGCGACCACTACAACAAGCAATGCTTCAAAAGTCATTCACTGAGGATTTAAATATCAAGCAACACGATGAAATTTACACTATTCTACATAGATGGCTAGTGTCTAATGGGTTTCCTTGTCCTCCTTGGCCCGATAAATGGACAAAAAAAAGCCCCTAAGGGGTTAGAGGCTTAATATTTACCTGGAGATTTAATGAAAGATCGGCATTTTATGTCGATACAATCAAAAAATAAACCAGTACAAGTGATAATAAAATATAATTAAGATCACTCTGTTTCATTTTCGATCACCTCGGTCACTGGTTGATCAATCTCAGGTTCTTCAGTGACTTCAGCTGCTTTAGGTTCTTCAACAAGCACTTCAGGTTCTTCAACAACCACTTCAACAGGTTCAGGTTCCTGAATCGGTTCAGGCTCAGCAATTGCCTGATCTATCTCAATTGCTTGCTGTATAACCTGCTCGACTTCTACAGGCTCGTTTTTTTCTGGTGGCATGACTGGCTTTACTTCATGCTCAGAACATGCGGTTAAGAATATAACGCTAGTGATAAGTAATATTTTCATTTCTATTTCCCTCTTTAAGTTTTCGGATGTCATGGATTGCAGCGATTTTACTCGCTAGTTCTTTACAGGCTTCTACAGTTTCTTCATCTAACTGTGATGCAAGTTCCTCAGCTAGCTCAACATGGGCTTTGCTTTCGGCTTCACTCTCGCAAGTAATGGCTTTAGCCAAAGCTATTGCTAGTGTATCAGTTATGTTGCTCATTCGCTAAGCCTCCTAGTATTGGCTTTACTATTGTTTTCCTAGATATGAAATTATAGGGCCTTACGGCTTTGGGATGAATATCATAGGCCGTTAGTTTGCTTTTTTTGATGTATGGCCTGCCGTTGTGGGTGAATCTATCACCTATTTCTAAGTCTTTAAATAATATTTTCATTTTTAACCCCCCTAGGTTATTAATTAAAACGGTCTGTTTGTTGGAATCAAATTTAGCTCAGTTTGTGTTATTGGTGGTTCTATAGATGCATCGATGTTTTTATGCTTTTTATACCAATTTTTTGATTGATTGCCAATTGAGTAATATTTGCTGGTTTTATAATAAAATCTAGCTTTTTTAAGTTTTTTTTTACGATCCATCTTGTAATCCTCCAAAGGTTATTTAGTATTCTATCTCATGTTAAGGGGATTATATCCGCGTCTTCGCAGCTCCTGACAACAATAGTAATACTCATCTAGATATTGGCCTGCTTTTGGATTCCAGCCATCACCAATCTTAAAAGCTTGGTAGGCATCATCTCTTATGTATAAAACGTGTTCCAAACTTACTTTTTTAAGCTTCTTAATTGTATCGTTATGCCAGTTATGATTTTGCATTGTGTGTTCGATTGTCATTTCGTTAACCTCCATTAAGTTATAATTAAAATATTCTGTTATGATATGTGTCCCTTATTTTGACATTAGTTTTTAAACGGCCACCACGCTCATTGAATAATGTATCAAGCTCTTTCTCAAGCCTATAGCATTCAGCTTTAAATTTAGACTCATCGTAGTAAGCCATACACAATATACCGTCAACATAAATTTTAAATGAATCTATCATTGTTTTACCCCCCATAGGACATTAATTAATACAACGAAAGCCACTCGCTAGAATGGCTTCTATGTATCAATTAACAGTCGAAATATTCCCTGCAAGCTTCGTCAAGTTCTAAATTATCGTTAAATCTCACCTCGGCATGATTTGCCCACCAATAGCCCTCGATGATGTTGTATCGCGTATCAACCCAGATATTTGGACCACCAAAAGAAACCAGTAATCTAGCCCCTAAGTATTCTTTATTTCTATCAACATAATATTCAATATCGAGAACATCAGCCAAATAGTCAAAGGCTGTTATTGGGTCTCCATCCTCATTAATGTCTGTAGGGTTTTCAATCCCTTCAGCTATGCTTATGCAGCGGTTTCTTAGTTCTTGCTCTTCGTTTTTTAATGCACCCATTGTTTTATCCTCCAATTGATTAATAAAATACTTCTATATAAGTATACTTCAATTACTACCTATTGCAAGTATTTGTTTGAAATTATTTTATCGATCCTATTGCATCAAGATAACCACTTTAGCAAACTTTTTATTACTTTCTGACATATACGTTTTCAGTGTCAACTTATTGACGCATAAGAATTATTTGACGGATTATTGACTATAGCTGCTGGGAATAAGATACCCATATCTTTATACACATTTGTTATAAGAAAAAATATATTCTTTTTAGTTATTAAAAAACAGGCTCTTATAACCAAAACAATAAATAACTTTTTGTTCTAAAAAAATTTCTTTTAAGTGTTCTAGGTTATATACCCCCACCCACAACTTAGTAGCGGTAGTTTAACGTTAATATCCACCCCATATATCGGAGCCATTTTTAGGTTAAAGGGTATGTTTTGTATACAGATCAGGTATTTAGAAGTGTTTTTGGTCTTTGGTAGTACCAGATTTGGTACTGCATAGAAGTATATTCGTAGATAAAGTGTTGATTTAGGTAGGTTTTACGGTATTTAGGTCTTATTCTCTAAGGTATTTTTATATGTTCTGAGGCAAAAGAACCCCAACCCAAGGGTTTATTCCTGAGTTGAGTTCTTTTTACTGAGGTTATGTTCCTCGGCAGTTCGTCATTAACGCAATTAAACGAACTCGGCTGCCTTCTACTAGCGTGTAGTCCACCCCCTGTTCAGCCTTTCGAACTCAGATGCGCCATGGGGTATCTTTTTGCGCTTTAAGCCTTGAGCGGTGAGTGAAGGGTTTACCTGGACATATCCTTCAAGGCTGAGATTAAAAATCCGCTTGAGTATATACCATAATTCTATTATTGTGCTATTCTTTTGCAGATTATTTTACATAGTGTTCTCAAAAGACATATACTTGAGGTATCAGCCGCCTTCTCTCTTCGGTTGATGCCGCCCTTTTTGCTTCCCTCAGTGGTAAAAGGGGTGGCCTTACATATTATGAGGATAAAACATGGCAGGTCCAGATTTTTTAACAGGCACAAATGAAAGTAAAGTTTTTGACTTTGGGGCTTCTCCCTATTCTCCTCTCAATAATAAGATTCAGACCCATATAAACATACCAGCAAGCACCAAAACTATTGTTACTGCAAATTTTTTACGAGCTTCTCCAACTGGAAAAGCTTTCTCCAGTATACTTTTAAGTGATGGCAGTAACAATTTAAGCTCTGTAGCAACATTTAATACCAGAAGAACAACAGGCACTGATCCTCTATTAATGCAAGTGAATGTTTATGATGTAAGTAACCGCGGAGCGCTTACTTGCTCTCAAAATTCTATACTTGATAGTACATCAAGCGCAGATGCTCTACTTTTAGTGTTATTATCTGAAGGATATTTTCAATCAGCAACAGCTACATCAGGTTTTGGCGATGAATATGATTTTTCAGTATACAATTCAAATGCTGCAAATTGCTCAGTAGCTAGTATAGTTCTTTCTGATCTTCAAAGTAGTTCAGCACCAAGTCTGTCAGGTGTAACAAGCCCATTATTTGAAATAATTGGTACTCATAGTACCTCAACTGATGCTACTGGAAAAATATCAGCTTCATGCGTAGGCAGCTTATCAGACGATAAAACTCAAGAATATGCTTATAAGTCTGATTTAGGTGCGTCAAAAAGATTTCAAGAAATACAGTTAATATTTTCTAACCAACCCAATCCATTCGCTGACATCGACCCTAGAGGCGATATAATTTCACACGATATAATTACTAACTAACGAGGTAACAATGACTACAGCATATAATAAATCAGGCGGAAGCCCTGCTATGACAGGAACAGCTCAAGCCGATGGAGAGGATTTTACTTTATCAACTGGATCATCTCGAACCTTCTTTACTGTACCAGCATTGGGTGCAAATGAAGCACTTACGCTTCAAATAAGAAGAGTTGGAAGCACTGATTATATTGACGTGGGTGATATAGTTGCAGGATCTGAAACTACAGGCGTTGTGACTGCTAGAGGCGCTGGAGACTCTACTTTTAGAGTAAACAAATCCGCAACTGATGAAAACGTGGCGGTGTTTTTTGATTAAAAGAAAGCGCAAACTAAACCCAATGCAGTCTAAGTTTGTAGACTTAATGGCTCGTGGTTATCACGAAGGCAAAGACCCTACTAAAATGACAGTTCTTGATGCGTTTACTTTAGCAGGTTACAAGCCTGACAATGGTAATGCACATCGTTTATACAGAGAACTCAAAACTATAATCAAAGAAAAAAGAGATGAATTGGTTGATGACAACCAAGTTGCTACTTTAGCGACCAAGATTATAGAAAACATTATGGTGGATCCTGAGATACGTCCTGAAATACGCCTCAAAGCAGCTCAAGACGTACTTCATCGCACAGGACACGATAAACCCAAAGAAGTTAATCTTAAACAGACTGTATCTGACTTGTCTGATGCAGAACTCGATGAACAACTATCAACTCTGATTGAATCATCTACTAATGTCTCAAAACTTAAGCAAGGCTGAAAAGCAAAAGCTTCTTGCTTTAATGCAAGAAAAAGAAGAAAGAAAACGGTACAACCAACTATTCAATTGGAAACCGTATGGATGGCAAGAAATACTTGCTAATGCTACGCTTGAAAACAATCAATGCCTAGCGATGGCAGGTAACAGGGTAGGTAAAACCTACACAGGAGCTAGGATTACAGCTTGTCATCTGACAGGAAGATATCCTGATTGGTGGAAGGGAAAAAGATTTTCTAGACCTATTACTGCATGGGCAGCAGGTGCTAGTACAGTAACAACAAGAGATATTTTACAAAAAGAGCTTTTAGGTGATCCTGTAAATATGAACCTTAGGGGCTCTGGAGCAATACCAAAAGACTGTATTGTTGATGTTGTAAGAAAGCCACAGATTCCAAATGCAGTAGAAAGCATAGTGGTAAAACATCATAATCCTTTTGGCGTTGTAACAGGTGAATCTGTTTTAGCTTTTAAGTCCTATGAGATGGGCGAAGAAAAGTTTATGGGTTCATCATTAGACTGGGTATGGCTAGATGAGCAACCAGCACAGAACATATACACTCAGTGCCTGACTAGGACATTGGATAAAAGGGGTTTTGTAATGATGACCTTTACCCCTGAAAGTGGGATGACACCTGTTATTAATCAGTTTATGACTGATAGGAAGAAAGGACAGTTTTTAATACAAGCAGGGTGGGATGAAGCGCCTCATCTTGATGAAGATACTAAAGATCAGATACTGGCTCAGTATCTTCCGAATGAAAGAGAAATGCGAACAAAAGGACAACCTGTATTTGGACGCGGTATGGTTTTTCCTTTTTCTCTTGAAAAGATTGTGATAGAAGATTTTGACATACCAGCAAGTTGGCCTAGGATTTGTGGTATTGACTTTGGATTTGATCACCCTACAGCGATTGTATGGGGTGCTATAAATCCAGAAAGCGGTGCATTTTATGTGACTGACGAGTACAGAGAGTCTCGACAGACCGCAGTAGAGCATTGCATAGCGCTCAGAGCAAGAGAACACCAGCCGCCCATAGCTTGGCCGCACGATGGGAATAGAACATTTGATGGTGGTAGCTCTATGGCAGAGCAGTATAGACAAGAAGGAGCAAACTTTTTACCAGAGCATTTTACAAACCCACCTGATATATCTCAGACAAAGGGTGATATAAAAATATCTGCTGGTATTACTGCAATGACTAGAGCAATGCAGAAAGGTTTGTTTAAAGTCTTTAGAAGTTGTCATATGTGGCAACAAGAGTACGGAACTTATCACTTTGGTGATAATGGCAAGATTGTAGACAAGGAAGATGATTTGATGTCAGCAACTCGATATGCTTTTCAAAGCCAGAGGTTTGCTCAAGCATCTAATGAAAAGCAGTTTCTCAGACCTTGGGAACGCAAAGAAAGAACTACACATGACTGGATAATATAATGGCAGTTTCGAATAAAGACCTCAATACAGTTATAAATGCTTACGAAGATAATGTTTCTGATCATATGGATAGTGATGCTGCTCAAACTAGAGCAGACCTCATAGACTTTTACTTAGGCGAACCCTACGGTAATGAGCGTGATGGCTATTCTAAAATAGTCACTAGAGAAGTCTATCAGACTGTAGAAAACATAAAGGCTGATGTTGCTGAACTTTTCATTGCAGATGATGAGACAGTAAGGTTTGAGCCAGAAGGCCCAGAAGATGTGTTAGGCGCACAACAAGCTACAGACTACATAAGATATGTATTTTACAGACAAAACGATGGGTTTAGTGTCATTCTTGATTCGCTCATGGATGGTTTGTTACAGCGCCAAGGTGTAATTAAACGCTGGCGGCACATGGAAGATACAAAGACAAACCATACGTTTGAAAATGTGTCACAAGATGCTTTTGCAGTATTGATGGCAGATCCTGAAGTTGAGATGGTAGAGTTTGAAGAAATTCTCGAAGAAGATACAGGATTTCTATATTACAACGGTAAGTTGATTAGAACCAAACAAAATAGTGAAACAAAAGTAGAGGTAATAGCTCCTGAAAATTTTGCTATCGATGAAAATGCTGTTCACATAAAAGAAGCTAGGTATGTAAGACAAAGGGATTTAGTTACAAAAAGCGATCTTTTAGATATGGGTTTTGCCGAAAAAGATATTGATAAGGCAGTTACTAGCTCTGGACATGACGAATATGATTCGCCAGAAAGAATGGCAAGAGAATTTGACAATGTAGGGTATGACAGCGGAGATAATATATATGTAACTCCTAGATATGATTTGCATGAAATATATATGCGATATGATCGTAATGAAGATAATCATGATGAGTTGATTAAAGTTTGCCGTATTGGTAATGTCATACTTAATGTTGAAGAGGTAGATGAAATACCTTTTGAAATATGGACACCGATTAGGATGCCTCACAAGCTCACAGGTTTGTGTCCTGCTGATGCCGCAGCGCCTTTACAGAAAGTAAAAAGTCAGTTGTGGAGAAACCAACTAGACAACCAGTACAATTTAAACAATGGACGTCCTGTAGTGGTAGAAGGCCAAGTTGACCTAGATTCTGTGATGAGCAGTAAGCCTGGCGCACCTTACATTGTTAAACATCCAAACGCTATTTCATTTCCACAGCAACCTGCTTTTGGTCAGCACACATACAACATGATGGGTATTGCTGATCAGATGTTAGAGCAAAATGTAGGATCGACCGATAACTCTATCAGCCCTGACATCTTACATGGTAATACTGCCGCAGGTGCAGTAAGTCAGGTTCTTTCTAAGCGTCAAGCAAGAGTTCGCTTGATAGCTAGAGAGTTTGGTGAATTTTTACGCAAAGTATTTATGGGCATCTATGAATTAGAAATAGCTTTTGCAGATGATCGTAAAATATTCAGATTAGACAATCGATTCGTAGAAGTTGACCCTAGAGACTGGAAGGCTAGAAATGATGTTACAGTCTTAGTTGGTTTGGGTAATGGATCAAAAACTGAGCAGTTGTTTCACATGCAACAAACTATGGCGGCACAACAGGCTATGATAAGTGCTGGAGGCATGGGAATTACCGTTACACCACAGCAGATTGTACAGTTGCAAGAAGATATGGTAAGACTGTATGATAAAAGCGCTAACGGAAGATACTTTACGCAACCTCCTATGGAGTTTACAGGCCAACCTCAACCGCAGGAGCCTAGCGTACAAGAGCAGGCAGTAATAGCACAGATTCAATTAGAGCGAGAAAAACTTGAAATAGAAAAAGCTGAACTTGCAATAAAAGAACAAGAGTTCTTACTGAAAGTTAAAGAGCATGAAGATGAAAATGAATTCAAGATAGCTGAATTGAATTTGGAGGCAAGAAGTGAGCGACCAGTTAAGATTGGTAACTAGCTTAGAAAGTGAAAAATCTGAGGTAGATGAAAAATATAGAGTAGCATGTGGAGCAGCAAGATTAATAGAAGATGAGTCTGTTCAATATATTTTTCAAGAAATAGAAGAAAATTTGTACAGGGCTTTTTCTGGAGTTCAAACACCTGAACAGGGTGAGGCGCTTTGGAGAGAGGTAAAAGTAGTTAAGGCACTTAGAGAGAACTTGGAGTGGTATGCAAATCAAAGAGAAACCCTCGGAAAAAAACTCCGAGGATAAACAATATTATATCGTATCTGATGATTTAATTAACTGGATGCGTGGCGTAGCTTATACTAAGCTGACGTTAGAAGAAATCAACGGTTTTTCTGAAGAGTTGTTTAATGCACCAACTTTTCAGCAATACCTTGATATGCAACAAAAGAAACCAAAAATTATCACTAACTAGGATAACGCATAGCGACCCTAAAGGATATTTAAATGAGTATTGAGAATAAACCTATGGAGTTCTCACCTAAAGACCCAATAACAGAAGCTGCTGGTGTTGAGGCAGTATTGGGAATGATCAATCCTACAGAAGTAGGGCAAGTTGAGACAGATTCTGTTGACGAAACCGAGTCAGAAATCATTGAAGATAATGATAATTTTGACGGAGTGGGTGAAGAGCCTGATCAAACTGATGACATTGAAGCATCGGAAAGTGATGAAGCTGAACCTATTAGCGACATCGAGCTTGATGATACGGAGTATGAATATTTAGTTTCTGCCAAACAATTCTTGAATGAAAATGGTCTCGATGACATTGACAAGATAAAAAGTGGCATATTGATGCAAGGCGATTATACGCGCAAGACACAGGCATTGTCTGAAGAGCGAAAAGCATTTGAGTCAGAGCGTGATCAATCTTTACAAAAAGCAGCAGAAATGCTGGAGGTTGCTCAAGCTATGGTATACGGTCAGAGGCCAACCCATACGACTCAAGAGTTAATAGCTTTGAAAGAATCAGATCCTTTAGCTTATGAACAGGCTTTAGAAGCTAGGGTTCTTTACGAACAGAAACAAAGTGAAATTGACGAAGTAGCAAAAAATGTAACTGCTCAGTACCAACAGCAGCAACAGGAAAAGCTACAAGCTTATACTAATGAGCAAGCGCAACTGCTAGTACAGCTTGAGCCAGGTTTTGCAGATGAGACCATAGCTCAAGAAAAGGTCAGTGTTATGAATGAGTATTGGCAAAGTATTGGGGGTAGCCCTGAGACTTTAGCTAATGTGAATGATGCAATGGCTTTGAAAGTGCTACATGATGCTGCTATGGCTAATAGTGCACAGAAACAAGTTTCTAAAACTAAAGAACCTAAAAAGAAAGCTGCTTCTAAAACTGTGATAAGAAAAGGAGCGTCTAAGAGTCGAGCGCAAAAACAGGCTGCGGCTGCTAAAGAACAACGAGCTAAATCTTTCAACAAAGATGGCTCTATTAGTCAGAAGGCTGCTGTAGATTTGATTCTTAATTCTTTTAAATAGGTAAATTATCATGGCTACAATTTCAAACGCTGTATCTGCCAAAGCACTTGGCGATGCAAACAATATACGTGAAGATTTAGGTGATGTTATCTTTAACGTATCTCCTTTTCAAACACCATTTACATCAGGCATTGCAACTAGCGCAGTAACTAATGACAACCACGAATGGTTGACTGATAGTTTTGCTACTGCAATAAACAACAACGAAAATGTTGAAGCACCTGCAAGTATCACTGCAACAGTAGATACTCGTACTCGCAAAACTAACAACGTACAGATTGCACAAAAATCTGTGATTGTTACTCAAAAAGCTGAGTTTTTTGACAAAGCAGGTATTCCTGGCAAAGAGATGGCTTACCAGTTAGTTAAAATTGGCAAAGAGTTACAAATGGACGTTGAAATGCAGACTCTTAGTTTGCATACAGAAAAACGTGCAGGAACAGCTTCTACTGCTGGTCGATCAGCTAGTTTCCCATCTTGGATTTTAGCTAACCAATCAGTTGGCGGTGGCTCAGGCGCAGCTAACTCTGCCTCTACTGGCTCAACTGGCCCTGTGCCTGGCACAAATCGAACTTTGACTACTGCTATTCTTGACGGTGTTCTTGACGGTGTTTGGTCAAACTCTGGCGATTTTACTGATTTGAAACTTATGGCAAGTGCAGCTGTAGTAGCTAAGGTAAGATCAGAAGTAGACGGTATGGCTGACAACGTAAACTCTGATCCATCAACTGGTGAAATTTATGGTCGGGTTGCAGTTTATGTATCTCAGTTTGGCCCTGTTGCTGTTGTACCTAACAAGCACATGCCAGCTAATACTATTTACTTGGTCAATATGACAGCTTGGGGTCTCGGTATTGCAGGCGGTCAAAAAATACACACCACTGACATCGCAACACAAACTTCAGCAGAGCAAAAACTGCTTCAGTGCTACTACTCATTAGAAGCGCGAGCCGAAGAGTCAAATGGTGCAATTTACGCAATTACTGCTTAAATGTAACACGGACTAGGGGGCTTTGCCCCCTTTTCCCCAATCAGGAGAAACACATGCCTTATCATACTGGTCATAAAAAAACAAAAGACAAAATGGGTAATAAAAAGAAAAAGAAAAAAATAAAAAAAGGTAAGAAGTAATGAAAAAGAAACCTCTTACTAAAAAACAGAAAACTCTGCCAAAATTTTTGCAGAAAAAAATTATTGCTAGCAAAGCTAAAAAAAGGAAGAAATAATGCCTGATCTAACAAAAAGGCAAAAAGATACTTTAGCAAAACACAAAAAGCATCACACAGCTAAGCACATGGCGTTTATGCGTAAAGAAATGAAGAAAGGCTCTACCTTCACAGCAGCGCATAAAAAAGCTATGAAAAAGGTTGGCAAATGAAGCGTAAGTTTGCAAGGGTAGCTAAAACAAAAGGTGGTGTGCCTAAGAAGTATGTCAGAGGTGCTAAAAATAAAGCAGAAAGAGAAAAGGAAATAAAATCTACTGCTAAAAAGTACCGAGCAGGCAAATTGACACCAGCAGAAATGAATAGAATAGCTAAGTTGAGGGCTAAAAGTGGCAAAAGGAAGCGATAAAACTCTGCAAAACTATTCAAAAAAATACAATGTGCCTGTTGGTATTCTCAAGCAGGTTATGAAAAGAGGACAGGGTGCATTTTACTCATCAGGATCTAGGCCAGGTCAAACTCCTACATCATGGGGTTTAGCACGGGCTAGGTCTTTTGCGTCAGGAAGTGGTGGCGCACGTAAGGCAGATGCGGATCTTTGGAAAAAAGTATTGGCAGGTAGGCGTGGCAAAAGTAAGAGTAAGTAGAAAGAAAGACTCGAGACTGGCTAAGGCTGGCGTTTCTGGTTATAACAAGCCAAAGCGCACACCTAATCATCCGACTAAATCACATATAGTGGTAGCAAAAGAGGGCGATAAAGTAAAAACTATTCGCTTCGGTCAACAAGGTGCTGATACAAAGCCACCAAGAAAAGGTGAAAGTGCAGCAGATAAAGCTAAGCGTAAATCATTTAAGGCAAGACACGCTAAAAATATAGCAAAGGGTAAAATGTCAGCAGCTTTTTGGGCTGATCGTATTAAGTGGAGTTAGTAGAGGGTTGATATGGAAAAAATTAGCTTTGAAAAAAAACATGGTATTGCAGAGAACATACACTATGATGATGGAACAATTTACACGCATCATCAACAAGATATTACAAAGTTATTAGAAGACAACAAACGTAAGCGTAATGCTACAAATGACTGGATTAAATATGATCCTAAAAAAGATTATCACCAAGTATTAGATTTATCTATGACAGATGTTATGCGTATTAAAAATGATCATGGTGTAGACATACTTGGTAGGAATGTAGACTGGAAGTATGTGTTCAAGCTTATAGAAACACATTACCCATATATGAAAACAACAACAGCGAGATTGTAATGTCGTTATTAACAAGTTTCACAGAATTCAAAGCAGCTGTCAAAGATTGGTTAAATAGGCCAGATTTGTCTGATAGTGTTATAACTGATGTAATAATATTAGCAAATGGCGAACTGCAAAGGAAGCTTAATACAAGAAATCAAATGACAGTAGAAATAAAAACTATTTCAAGTTCTGAAGCTTCAGCACAAAAGTTTTTTTATAATGCTGGTGCTGATGGAATTATATCAATTACTGATTCTAAAGGTAGAAAGTTAAGACCTGTTACGTTTGCTGAGTATAAATTATATGCTGAAAACGATGGTGGAGAAGCATCAGTCTTTGCTGGTGCTGGCAATGAAATATACATCGGCCCAAAAATAGCTGAAAATGATGTATTTACAATTCAGTTCAAAGATGAAGATGCAGATTATACGACTAATATTCAAGGAACTGGAGTCGTCGCTGTTTACAATCCGCTTCTTATGGGATCATTGATGTACGCATATATGTATTTAAAAGACGATAACAGAGTAGCTTTATACAAACAAAAATTTGAAGATGCCATCATGGATATGAATAGACAATCAACTAGGACTTTGGGCTTGGGTAGAATAAAAGACGACAGTATTACTCAATATGGAGGGCCCTTAGCATGAGTTCACAAATAATTGATACCAATCCAACGGCAGGCTCTGCTACAACGCAAAGTGTTAGAGATAATTTTGCATTTGCTAAAAATGAAATAAATGAACACTACAGAATGTCAGAGGGCATGCAGACCACTGGTGGTAGTGCTACAGCTTATACAGCTACTTTTTCTCCAGCGGTAGTTTTAGCAACAGGTGTTAGAGTTACAGTTAAATTTAACGCTGCTAACACTGGCGCAGATCCTACTATTACAGTAGATGGATCTAACGCAAAGGTCATTAAAAGAGCAGATGGTGATGCTTTAGTTGCTGGAGAAATTGGTCTTAATCAAATAGGCGACTTAATTTACGATGGCACTAACTTCAGACTTTTGAGCGGTACTGACGTACCTACATTGGTAAAACTAATGTTAGGCGCTATGTACCCAATAGGACATATCTTAACAACTGTAAAATCAGATAATCCTGGCGATGCAAATTACTTTTTTACAGGTGTTACTTTTGGGACTTGGACTGCTTACGGTGCGGGCAAAACTATGTTTGGTATAGACTCATCCGATACGGATTTTGATACAGCAGAAGAAACTGGCGGTGCGAAAACAGCTACATTAAGTCAAGATAATATGAAGCACAACCATCAGTGGATGAAAGGTGACAACAGCGGTACTGGAGATCGTGCGTTTGACATAGAAGATACTGGTAGTGCAGGCTCTGGTGCTGCAACATTTAGTGAAACTGCTGCTGAACAAGATATACCTGCTGCATCTCGTTTTGATGGTGTTGATGCCTACACTGCCCTTAACAGAGCGGTAGTAGGGAGCGACCCAACTGCTTTCAGTATTGTTAATCCATACATTGTAACTAGGTTTTGGAAGCGAACAGCCTAATGTCATTTGAAACCGACAAAAGTAATGGTTTTAAATTAGACCTTTCTGATCTTCTTAAGACTGGTGTGTATCCAGATGTTTTTGATCGCTCTATACCTATGTGGGCAGAAGTAAACAACGTTCAATACAATGAATTCGGCCTTAAAAGAAAGGCAGGTCGTGCTGAAAAAGCTGACTTTAGTTCAGATACAAGTAAACCAATAAGAGGCTTAACTTCTACCATAGAATCTGTTGTTACAAGAAGCGACTCCGATGTATTTAGCGGCACAGCGTTTGATGACAAAGTTGCCTATGTAGGCGCTTTAGATCAAATTTTTTCATTTCAACTCAAAGAAGGCCAAACTAACACTGTAGGCACAGGTTACACTTTGGTTGAATCTGTTTCAGGCACTACTTGGGACTCTGCGTCAACAACTTGGGACTCTGGTTCTACCACATGGGATGAAGGTGTAAATAAACCCGAGACTTGGGTTTTTGAAACTTTCGGATCGTTTGTAGTCGGTGCAAGTGGCGGACACAAAGCAGTTGTCAAAAAGAATAACATAAACTTCAATACATTCTTTGGCACAGATTCCGAAACACCTACTGGAGAAATAAGCGGTGTGTTTATTAATGCTGGAGGCAGTGGTTATGTTATAAATGAAACCATATCAAATATGACTGCAAGTGTTGGCAGTAATACAGTTGATTTAAAAGTGACTGGTGTTTCGGCTGGTGCTGTCACTTCTGTCGAGGTTACAGACTTTGGCGCTGGCGATTATACAAATGCTACAGCTTTATCAGGCGGTACAGCATCTGCTAGTGGTAGCGGATTAACTTGCACAGTTAGTGTGCCTAGCATTCCGTACACCAAAGTAAAGATATTCAAAAGACAAGGCCCACATTTACTTGCTTTCAATTACTCGACAAGTGCAGGTGATAACAAAACTTCTTTTTCTTGGTGTAGTGCTGATAATATTGATGATTGGCATTCTTCTGCATCTAACACAGCAGGTAATTTGCAGATCAGAGAAGCTACTGGTGAAATAATGTGCGTCACACAGCTAGGAAACAGTCTAGCGGTTTACACAGAAAATCAAATGTTTTTAGTCTCTTTTGTTGGCTTACCAAATATATTTGGCTACAAAAAAGCATTAGATAGTGGTGTTGGTGCAGTATCACCTCATTCTGTTGTGTCAGTAGGTCGTAAAAACTATGGTCTTTGTAAGGATGGTTTTTTTGTTACTGATGGCGCTTCTGTGAAAATGATAGGCACACAAAGCGGAATAAATAACTTTTTTATAGAAAATGTTTCTACAAACAGCTTGGGCACAATAGTAGCTTTTGATAATGCAAAAGAAAACGAAGTCGTATGGGCTATTCCTATTGGTGATATATCTCCGAACAAAGAGGTTTATTTTAATTACAAAACAGGCCAATGGGGGATGAGAGATAGCACAGTCACACAATTTCATCCAAGAGGTGTATTCAATGAGCCATTGTCTGCAAGTGCAAGAAAGTTATTCGATGAAGGTTCTGTTGCAAATTTATCTAACTCAAACACATTTGCTACTACAAAAGCACATGATTTGAACAATGCAGATAGAGTTAAAGAAATTACACAGCTTAGAGTTGGTAAAGTAGGTAATGGAAGCCCAGTAGTTAGTTTAGCGACTACCGATACAATAAATGCAGCTCCAACTTTTACAGAAGAATTTACAGTAGATGAGACATTTAAAAACTTTCCTGTTAGAAAAGCAGGAAGATATTTACATCTCAAAATAGCAAGTGATGGAGAATCAGATGATTGGGAAATATCCGATCTAGTTATTCAAGGTAGATTTGAAGGTGAGCGATAAATGTCAGACCTACCAGAAATTTACGATAGAATAGCGATTGAGGAAGAGCTAAGACAATTACAACAAAAAACCGACGATTTAAAAACTCAAGCTTTTTTTATACCTCAATCATTTTCTCCTCTAAATGTTCAACCTGGCACTTTAAGCTACAGTGATGGCACAAACACTGATAATACGTTTGGAGACAATCAAGAAGCATTTTTTTATTATTCATCTAGCACAAAATGGCTGCCAATTTCTACTTTAAAAACACCTCAAATGTTTGGGGCTAAAGGTGATGGCACAACAGATGATACTGTTGCTTTAAAAAATTGGCTTGAAAGTAGTGGAGATTTATATGCGCCTTCTGGAATATATTTAGTTGCTGCGGCTGGAGCAGATGCTGGAGGTGTAACAGCAACAATATCAAAATCCTTAAATGTTATTTGCTCAGAAGATGCAATTTTTAAAGCTGGAACAGATTTAGATAATGACGTTATTAGAATTAAAGCTTCATCAACAAACTATAGTACTACAAGAAATTTAAGTGTTAGTTGGGTTGGGGGTAAATTTAACCAAGTTGGACAAAAAAATAGTACAGTTGTTCCTTTTAGCAGTCAATATACGCCAGCTAATTTAGGTAGCTCTGCTACTTGTGACGGATTGTCAATAAGAGGTGAAATTACAGTCGATAGCACTCCCACAGCGGGATTCGCCCGAATTGTTGTAAAAAACATACATACAATTGCTTCCAATGATTTATTTTGGAAAACGGCAGGTGGAGACTCTGGAATATTTGTATCTGGATCAGTTCACATAGAAGTTAGTAATTCTGAATTTATTGGTAATAGAGATCTTGGTATATATGCGTCAGGGCTTTCTAGCGGATCAATAACTGGTGGATCTTGCATAATTAGCAATAATAAATTTTTTGGGTGTATGTTTGGAGCAGCTACAAAAAGGCTCTTATCTAATGCACAAATAGTTAACAACGTAGGGTTTAATACTACTGCTGTAGCAACTTCTACAGCTGTAACAGCTACAGGTGACAACATTATTATTGCGAATAATATTGGTCATGGAGCTTGGAGAGTGGTAAGAATACAAACGGGGAGTGGCCATTTAGTTTATGGAAATCAATCATATAAGCATGGTGTAGTAGACCCAACAAACAGTAATGCAGCTTTGACATCTGTGTTCAATGCCGATAATTCTTGCGTTTCTGTAGAAGGGTCAAGCAATAACATTATTTCTAATAATAATGTTTTTGATTTAAATGTAAATATAACTCATGAAGTTGCTACAGTTGTATTTAAGAATGATAATGTTACTTCTACAGCCACTACGGATGTTAGCGCAAATACTATTTTAAGTTCTAGCCATGACCTATCAGTAGCAGACCCAATTTATTTTGGCGGAATTACCAATACTACAGGGATAAGTAACAATGTAATTTATTTTGTTTCGGAAACATCTTTTAGTGATAGCTCTTTTAGGGTAACAACAGATAAGGATGGTGCCGCTAGCGGAGATATTTCTTTTGCTGGAAGCAATGACACTAGCATTGATATAGAAAAAATTGCTAATAAAAATTTTGCACATAATAATACAGCAGATAAGGTTAAAAATGTAATACTTGAAGATTCTAGCTTTCAATCAAGAGAAGTGACTTCTTGGGGTAATTATGGAAGGGATTTGTCAGGACAGCCTGTAGTTTTAGAAAATGAATCTTCAGTTGATAAAGATGGCCATATATTAGATTTCAATGGAACGTATAATCATACAGGAACCACTTCAACTACAAATATTTTGACTTCAGGAAAAGCTGGCGAAGTAAATATACAAGAAGATTCTGCGTTTAAAAGAGACAGAATTAGAATTACAGCGGCTGGCACTATAACAGGAACAAATGGAACAAAAATCTTTTCTTTTAAATTTAACAACGCAAGGACACAGGAAACGGCATTTTCTTCTGCAACTGTTGGTATGTGGGTTTTAGATGGGTATATTGAAATAAACACTGCAACAAGCCAAAGAATATACGCACAAATAACCTGTAATGATCAGGTTGCAACTATTTTTGGGCTTTGTGCGGCAGATTTAACAGCTTCAAATGTAGCTTTAGAGTTCAGGCAAAAACTTAGCAACTCGTCAGACAACATTGCTACAAATACTTTTTCTGTTCGATGGGAGTAAAAAGATATCTTGTAGTCATCAACAGTTAGAATGTAAAATAAGTTTTGACTACTGTGGAGAAAAAATATACAGATATTGATTACAGCTAGAAGATCAAGCGCTTGAGTAAAAATTGTGTAACATTCATACAGGAGGGTGTATGGAGCAAGAACTGGTTAAAATTGAACCAGAACATGTAGACAAGGTGTGGTTTTTGTGTGCGCCTTTGCTTGAAAAAGCTATACTTAGATCAGAAGGTTGTATAGACATAAATGACTTATATCATTTAATTATGTTAAAACAGTATGATTTATGGGTTTTATTTGGTGAAAGTGCAGGAATAGATATGTGTGCTGCAACTAAAATAAAGGTTAATCCGCAAAAAACTATTTTAGAAATAAATTTTGTAGGGGCATCAGACGCAAGAATTTTTAAAGACTTCAGAAAAATGTTGAATCAAGTTGAAAATTGGGCAAAAGATTTAGGTGCTACAGAAACAATGTTTTGCGGACGAAAAGGCTGGAAAAAGTTATTCCCAGAATTTGAAGAAAAATACACAGTCATGACAAAAAAATACGAGGCATAAAATGGGTAGCATTTTTGGCAGTGGTAGTAGTACTACACAAGAAACAACAACTAGGCCGTTTCCAGCACAAGAGCAGGCTTTAACTAGACTATTTCAAAGGTCTGAGGATCTTTATCAGTTAGGTCCAGATCAGTTTTTTCCAGGTCAAACTCTTGCTGAAGAGTCACCTGACACTGTGGCCGCAAGAGCTATGGCAAGGGGTGCTATTGGAGGTCAGCAACAAATAGCCGATGCTAATTTATCTGCTCTTACGGGTATGCTTGATCCTACGTCTGCTGCTGGAAGAGCTGCAACACAGCCTTTTATTGATCAACTACAGCAACAAATTTTACCAAGGATAGGTAGCACAGCTATACAGCAAGGTGCGTTTGGCGGTAGTAGACAAAGAATACAAGAACAGCAAGCAGGAGCTGCTGTAGCAGATAGAGCTACCCAAGCAATACTTAGAAATCAAGCTAATGCTTTAAGGCTTTCTCCTAGCGTACAAGCAGGCATGCTGACACCATCAAGGACATTAGACGCCCTTGGTCGCGCTACACAGGGTCGTGAGCAAATGGAAATAGCAGATGCTATGCGAAGATTCCAGTTTGAACAGCAAGCA